CCGCGCGCGGCATGGCGTCGTGGACGGGCGGCAGCTACGGTGCCGACAGTTCGCCGACCGGGACGCAACAGGCCGGCAGCGGCGGCGGTGCAGGCGGCGGTACGCCCGGCGGCGTCGCACAGACGGTCACCCAGCAGTCGGGCCAGCAACTCGCCGCGGGCATCAACAGCCTCCTCGGCGCCATCGCGTCGGGCAACAAGCAAGCGTTCGACGAGCAGGTCCGCGAGTTCGACGCCACGTTCGGTCTGAATAAGGACCAGTTCAACCAGAACGTCAGCGAGTACAACCAGAACCTGGCGGTCACCCAGGCGGGTCTGACAGGCCAGTACAACGGCCAGCAAACCCAGCAGGCGCAGCTTCAGGCGTACAACGAGGCGATCGGCGCCGCTGGCCTGACGGGCTACTACCAGGCGCCTGGCGCAGCCGGCGGGCCTGGCGGAGGTCTGACGCAGGACCAGTACATCACCGCGCGCAGCCAGCAACTGGCAGGCATGGGCTGGGCGCCCGCGGCCGCCGCCCAGACCGCGTTGTCCGAATGGAACCAGGGGCTAGCCCAATCGGGCAATGTTGCAGGCGGCATGCCAGCCAGTTTGATTCCCGCCTCTGCCGGCGCAGCACCGGGTGGGTTGGGCACGCCGACGTTGGCGGCTCAGGCCCAGTGGGCCAATCTGTACGGCCAGAACGCGGCGCCAACAGCCGGTCAGACCACGCTGGCGGCGCAGCAGCAGGCGTACGCCCAGCAGATGGGCGCGGTGAGTGCGGCGGCCGCGATGCAGGCCAACCCGTTCAGGCAGGCCCAGGTGATCGGTCAGGCGGGCCGCATCCTGCAGGGCATGCCGACGGCTGGGTTCCAGGCGCCGACCACGGTAGCGGGTGTGGGCACGGCTGGCGGCAACACCCAGGGTGGCATGGGGTATCTCTCCCAACTTATTTCAGATATTCAGGACCCGACCGCTAACCAGACGACGGCACAGTCCTGGCTGGACGCCACGCCAACCCCCAACAAGATCGACTCCACCAGCTTTCTCGGCGCCTCGCCGACCACGCAGAACCTGATTCTGCAGTCGATGCAGGAGAAGTACGGGCTGGACCCGACCGACTCGCTGGCGCAGATCAAGAACACGCTGCCCCAGTTCAACGCCCCGAACACCGTGGGCACGATCCGGAGGGGTTGATGCCACTCAAGAAGTCAGCGTCGAAGGCCGCGGTCGGTCAGAACATCAGGGCCGAGGTCAAGGCCGGTAAACCGGTCAAGCAAGCGGTGGCGATCGCGCTGGATGTGCAGCGACGGGCGAAGGGCAAGAAGTAATGCCAGGCGACTGGGACCGCAACGTCCACCCCGATCTGGTCGACGACGCGCCGGCTGAAGCGGCGGCGCCCGCGCGATCTCAACCAGTCCGAGGTCGTGCGCGCGAGACGGCTGGATCTGAGCCTCCAGCCGTGGACGTTGCCCCGTCAGAAGAGGACCTCCCTTCTGACGGGGTCGCGCCCGAACCTGACGCGCCCGACCTCGCCTGGTTCGACCAGGTGCGGGACGCCAAGGACCCCGTCGAAGCTCTGCGGCTGATCACCAAGAATCTGCCGCGGGACCAGCTCGAAAAAGACGAGGTGATGTCCGGCGTGATCGGCGCGCGTGCCGAACGCCGGTTCAACGAGATCAAGGCTCAGCAAGAGCGCGCGGCGCAGGAGCGAGCCAAACTGGAAGCGGCCGCCAACAACGACCTGTACACCCTGGGCGAGATGACTCAGCGCGAACTGCAAGGGCAACTCGCGTCGCAGCAAGCCGCTCAGGCCGCCAGTCCGTTCATGGACGGTATCGTCCAGTTCCAGAAGACCCTGCCCGAAGCGATCCAGAAGAAGATCGCCGGGAAAACTTTCGGCGCAGGCAAAGGCTATGCCGAGGGCGTGGCAGAATACGTGGCAGCCATCGTCGATGAGGCAGTGGAGCTCGGCGTCAGTAAACGCGAGTCCGCACTGAGGAAATCGGTGATGAGCGAGATAAACGGTGACGAGCCTGTCCCTGAGCGCGACTCTGGTACCCCCGGTCGCGTCCGAGAAGTGACAGACGAAATGATCGCCGCCATGACGTTACGCGAGTATGAGGCGCTGTTCGACGAGAACGGTAAGCCAAAGCCAGGGGTACGCCATCGGTCAACCCGAGGGATCCCCGTTCGTCAACATTAGGGGGTCATTCAAGACAACCACATGGCAACCGGTGCTTAGTACGGTATAGGCACCTAACGCAGCTCAAATGCGGGGAAGCCCTAAGAGCCTTCGAGCCTGATTAGGGAAGAGTGCGAAGGATGGAGCAATGGGTAATCCGCAGGCGAAAGTTTCAGATATCGAGTACGGCTGGTTAGCCGGGTTCTTTGACGGTGAGGGTTCTGTGGTACTGACGATTCGTTCCAGCGCAGGCAAGAACGGTGGACCCAAGGTCCAGCCGATGGCGCTGCTCGCTGGGACAGATCAGGCAGCACTGGATGCCATCACGAGTATTCTCGATCGCGAGCAGATTGGGCATTGGGTGGGCTGGGGTATTCCGAAGGGAACAGCCCGAAATGGAAACGCCTACAAACGTGCCTGGGCTGTTCGTCTCGTGGGACTCAAACGAACCCAACGTTTCGTCGAATGGATCTTGCCCGCGCTGCAGACAAAGCGCGAGCGGGCCGAGTTGGTGCTGCAGTACATCGCAGCGCGTTTGGCTCATAGCGACTTCCGCACGCCGATTCAGCCCGAAGAATGGGCGATGGCGATGCAGATGAAATTGCTCAACAGCAAGACCCAGCCGTTTACTCGAGAAGTCACCTTGAACACCGAACCAGCCGGGCTCACTACAGAAGAGGCTCGGGTGCGTGGCATGAAGGGCCACGCCGTTCGGTGGGGTTACTCTGATACTAGCCTCAACGACCCCACGCTGCGCTTGCCCATCTGAGTGGGCAATGAAGGTAGAGTCTGCTCTTACATAAAAGTGTAAGCTAACAACAGGACCGAATTCGTAGATAAAACCATTTCAGATGGCGTTTTCTCCCCCGACATCTGGAGTAAGCAGGTACTGCGGGCGACAGAGTCGAACTTGCTCTTCGCAAAGTCAGTAAACCGAGGATTCGAGAACGACGCCAGCGTGGGCAAGACCGTCAAGGTCGCGAGCATTGGCAACCTCGCCGCTCGAGCCAAGACCGAAAACACCGCGATCGTGTACGAAACCGTTGCCGAGACGGCGACCACGATCACGCTGAACATCTGGTCGTATGCCGCATTGGGAATTGAGGACATCGTGAAGGTGCAGAGCATCATCGATGTCCAATCCGAATACCAGCAGAAGCTGGGCTACGCCCTGGCCAAGGACGTCGACACCAACCTGGCCGTGGACGTCGCCGGGTTTACGCAGACCGTCGGCACCCTGGGCACGGCGCTGTCAGACGCCAACGTGCTGGCCGCGGTGCAGTTGCTGGATAACGCCGACGCGCCCCAGACCGAAAGATTTTTCCTGATGTCACCGGCTGAGAAGGTGGCCAAGCTGGCACTCGACCGGTGGAGCAATGCGTTGTACATCGGCAACACCAACCTGCCGTCGAAGGACGGCCAGCTCGGCGACATGTACGGGCTGAACCTGGGCGTCACCACAAATTTAGTGAAGCCGGCTGGCGGCCAGGCCAACAATTTCATCGGTCATCGCGAAGCCATCGCGCTGGTGATGCAGCGCACGCCCAAGTCGCACATCTTTTATGACATCGATGTGTTCTCGTGGAAATTGGCCGTCGAAGAGATCTACGGCCACCAGATGATGCGGCCGACGTTTGGCGTGTGGGCCAAGGGAGTTTCGTAGACCGTGGCGACTGACACCTTCACCGAGCGGATGCAATCAAAAACGCTTGGCCGCTCGGACATCCCCCTGCGCCGCGGGCAGAACTACAACTACCCGCTCCGCTGGTGGGCGACCCCCAACGGCGACATCGTCCAGTTGCAGTCTGACCCCCAGAACCGCGCGTTGTACGCCGATCTGGGGTTTCATCTGTTGGCCGTCACCGCCGCGCAGGGCGACTCGCTGTCGGAAGTCGAGGAGTGGGAGCGGCTCGAGCGGCCCAGGGTCATCGCCGAGCAGCGCAAGCGGGCCAAGTTGATCAACGCGATCCGCAAGGCCGACCTGAAAGATCCCACGCTGGGCACCCTGATCGACGTCGAGACGATCGACTCGCAATCAACCGACGAGCTCGAGGCCACCATCCGGGATATCCGCGCGCACGGCGCGGTGATCCGGGTGGTCGACACCAAGTTTCGGGACGAGCCCGAGCCGAGCCTGCTGCGCGGCGTCGAGACGAGCGCCACCAACGCGCTCGAGGACCTGCAACGCAAACTGAGCGCCGACGGCGCCAGGGCAACCACGATCGAAGGCACCGGGAAAGATCCCATCGACGAGGCGCGTCGTAGGAGCAGGACATGAGTGAACCTGTGGATTTCGTTGCTCAGGCGAACCTGATGCACGAGCACGGCCCGGCGGTCACGCCGCCGAGCACGTTGTTTTTTACGTATCTGAAACCTGACGGTGAGTCGATCATCGCGCCGGCGACCAGTGCCGAGGTGTACCTGCGGGAAGGGTTCACCATCACGGGCGAGCAGACCATCGAAAGCCTGGAGGCGTATAGCGCCGAGCAGGCCGCGAAGGCGGCCCCGAAGGCGGAACGTGAAACGCACGCGCCCAGGGCTGAGCACGTCGAGGCGCCGGCTCGGCCGAGGTCCTGACGATGCCGCTCGACGGCGGCAAAATCGGCTCGCAGGTCGGGGCCGCGATGGGCTTGTGGACGCACACGCCCGTCGATTGGCGTGGGAACGAAACGGGTCAGGCGCCGCCTGGCCCGGCGGGGTGGCCGCCCAACGCCTCGGCCGCCACCGCGGTGTTTCCGAATGGCTCGCCCAGCGTGGCCACCGGTCAGGCAGTCAGCATCACGGCCATCTCGACGTCGGGCATCACCACGACGGGGGCCACCGTCAACTTCACCCTGTCGCAGTCCGCGTTGAACTGGATCGACTACGGCACGACCACCTCTTACGGCACGAGCAACACGCAGGGGTCGGGCACGGGTCCGCAGGTCAAGGCATTGTCAGGACTGACGACGGGCACGCTGTACCACTACCGGATTGCGGCGTACGCCAACGGTCTGACGACCTACTCGCCAGACGGCACGTTCACGACCAGCTAGGAGATGGTGATGCAGGACGACGACAACGCACTTGGCCAGGTGGCGTACGAGGCGTATTCGGCCAATACCGGCGGCAAGTCGCTGGCGAGCGGCGACAACCTGCCCGCGTGGGCCGATCTCGGCGAAGCCTACAAGACGGCGTGGATTGCGGCGGCGCGCGAGGTGGTCGCGAACGCCACCGAGCCCGTCGAGGAGCCTGCCGACGAGGCAGAGCCTGAAGCCACGGCGTGATCGACGAGCACGGTCGGACCGAGTACCTGAGCGTCACGGCGGCGCATCGGTCCGACTGCGCCTTCGGCCAGGGCTTTTTCCGCTTGACCTTTGGCGACCACGAGGTGCGGTACTGCCAGACGTGGGACGCTGTGCTGACGGCGACCAGGTTGCTCGAGGGCGTCGTGCCGGAGATCCGCGTCGAACGCGACGGGCACTGTCTGGACGGCGACTCCCTGATCGGGGATGCCAGGACGCCGGATGTCGTCGACGGCGAGTGGTGGCTGTCTCTGCCACGGGAGGACGCGATGCGTGAGCTCGGGCTGACCCGTGACGCCGACTATCGGCGGGCGTACGACGCGATCGCTGCCACGGTTTACCGTAGGGACAATCGCGCGTCCCAGGGCGGCGTGCGCGCCAGCATCATCATCAAGCGGCCAGGGGCCAGGGTGGTGAACGCGTGATCGACACGACGTTTCCGGTCAGTCAGGACCGCTACACCGACGGCGCGTGGCGGCACACGGGACGATTGCAGGTCAGCCGTCGTCTGCCCACGGGCGTGGTAGTGACGGTCACGCTGCCCGACGACTGGCAGACGCTGTCGGTGGCGGACGGGTCGATCACCTCGGCCAAGATTGCCGACGGCACGATACAGACGGTGGACATTGCCAACGGGGCGGTGACCGCGGCCAAGCTGGGGCCGGATGTGCATCCGACGCCGGCCGAGTTCAACGCGCTGGTGGCGCGGGTGACGGCACTCGAGGCACGGCCCGTGATCAACAGCCTCGACGACCTGGTGTATGGGCCAGCCTGAGTGATGACGCCGTCACTGCAGCCCGCTCCCCCGAGTACGCCAGCGCCGTCGCTCGAGCCCGCGGTGCAACCGACGGCCCCGGTCGTGGCGGTCGATCTCATGGGCGGAGGATGAGCTGATGGCCACGCTGCAGCAGTACCGCGCGACCTTTTCGGTCGAGGCTGGCCCGTACATCGGCCCGTCGTCGTACGAGGTCAGGGCGATGGTCGGCTCGACGACCAGCCAGCTCGTGTGTCTGGCCTATCCGATCATGTCGGGCATCCCCCAGGAAGACCAGTTGATCGACCGGCCGTTGTACCGCCCCAACGCCACCCAGCCCACCGACCGGCACCGTTACGTCATGGCGTACGACCCATCGACGGGCACCATCACGCCCGATCTGCCGTGGTCGGTCAGCCCGTTCTCGGATGGCGCGGGCACGACGTACGGGTTCCTCGAAGCACTGACCTATCACGACATGGAGCAGTACGAGTACCTGGACCTCGCGGGCGGTGGCCTGACCGGGGTCGGCGAACGGTTCGAGATCCTGGGTCCGTTCGACGCGCCGACCACGCACCGATTGATCAACGAGGGTCTGAAACACTGCTGGATGGTCGTCGAGGTGGCGTGCGTCCCGACCATCCTGACGACCCGACACGACCTGAACGTGGTGGCGCCGTGGCTGATCGACAGTGGCAACGTGCTGCAGGTGGGACTGCTGGCCGCAGGTGAGGACCGCAACCTGCAGGACCCGTTCGAACGCAGGATCATGGGCCAGGTCGAACGCGATGGCGGCCACTTTTATTTGAACACCCAGCCGCACACGTTCAACGACGGCGACCTGATTTTTCTCCGCGTGCTGAAGCGCGCGTATGACCACTGCCGGCCGGCGGGGGGCACGTTCGGCGATCAGGCGGGGTTGAGCCTGGAGAGCGACGAGGCGGCTATCGAGCCTGGGTGGGCGGCGTCCGCTGCGCTGGTGGCTGGCTGGCGCCAGTTCGGGCATCTGCTCGAGCCGGCGGCCAACCAGCGATTGATCCGGGACCAGGCCAGCGCCGTGGCGGCGTTCAACGACCTGGTCAGAGAACACCTCGTCGCGGACATGCCGCAGAAAAAGCTGTACCGCCAGCGCACATTCGGCCCAGGTGTCAGGACCGCCGGATGAGCCTGTACGCAAAAAGAAGCCCCTGGCCGTTTCACGTGCGGATCGACAACGTGGGTTTTCTGATTGGCGCGCCGCAGCCAGGGCAGCCAGCGCTGGTGTCCACCAAGACGGCCGACGTCGGCTCGGTGGCGCCGCCCGACTACTCGTACGCGGGGTCGAATCCCACCAATGATCGGGAAGAGCCGTTCCAGAATCTGACGCTGGGCCTGGGCCTCGCCCTGCAAGAAAAATGGGACGACCAGCGGTATATGTCGGCCAACGCGGTGGACCTGTCGGTCTGGCCGTGGTGTCTGGGTCCCGAGATCGGCACGTACACCCTGGCTGGCGTGGACGCGGCACGGGGCATCACCCGGTTCTTCGAGCTCGGCGCCACCCTGTACGCGGCCAACGGGGTCAACGTCCTGAGAAAGGCCGCGGGCACGAGCGATACGTGGTCGATCGCGCACACGTTCGGGCAGCCCATCCTGGACGTGTGCGTGTTCACGTCGAACTTCGACGGGGTGCAGCGGGCGTTCTTCGCGCTGGCCGGCGGGGTGGCGCAGTACACGTCGGACGGCACGGCGTACACGGCGATGGCGACCTTCAACGCACTGGCGTTCACGGTCGTGGGCAAGGAGTTCTGGTGGGCGGACGACGTCAACCGTCTGAGAAAACTGGACACCAACGCCGACCCCACCAACGAGGCCAACTACACCAGTCTGATCTTCAGGGCGGGCGACAAGTCTGCCGCTATCACCTCGCTCCTGGTGACGAGCGGCGGCACCCTGGTCATCTGCAAAACGGATGGCACGTACACGCTGAATGCCGCGGGCGACGACCACGAGCTCTTCCCGTTCTTGCGGTACGCCGACACGCCCAACAACGGCAAGGCGTGGGGCACGTTCGAGAACGGGCTGTACGTGGCCTATGGCGACAGTCTGGGGCGGATCGATTCGGACCTGTCGTGGACGTCGGTCGGGCCGGACGACCTGTCATCGAACGTGGCGGGCATTGCGGGCCAGGTGACGGCGTTCGCGGGCGTGGGCCAGATGTTCGCCTACGCGGCACTGCTGGATCGGAACACCAACACGGGGTACCTGTGCAAGTTCGGGGCCTGGGTCAGTATGGGGGTGCGGGGTCCGCGGCAGAGCACCCTGGTGACGGCGCTGGGCTCGCAGGGCACGGGCGAGCCGGTCCACATCGACGCGTGGCACGGTTCTGTCAGCATCCCGTTTGTCGGCCGCGCCATCCAGGCGCTGTTCGTGTCGACGATCGGCTCGACGGTGAGCGGGCATACCCGCACGTACGTGGGGTTCAGCGATGGCAGTATCGGCTGGGTCTTGAATCCGTGTACGCCCAATCCCGCGGGGTGCGTGGACTACAAGTACTTCGTGGGCGACGGGTGGGTGGACCTGCCGGTGTGGCACGGCGGATACCACGCGTCGGTGAAAAGCCTCAGACATTTTTCGGTGACGGGTCCGCGGATCGACGCCCAGAATTACGTGACGCTGGAGTACCGGCTGGACGTGACGCCGGGCATGGCGTGGACCGCGTTTCCGCACACGTTCAACACGGCGGTCTATGACCGCGCGAAATTCCCGACCGGCGCAACCTGCACGCTGGCAGCGTTGCGGGTGCATCTGCACAACTCCGACCACACGCTGTCACCGCTGGTCAGCGCGGTGTCCCTGGGGCACGCGCTGCGTCCGAAACGGGTGATGGAGTTTTCGGCCGACATCCTGTGTGCCGACGGGCTGGTGCGGCGGGACGGGGTGCCGGTGCGGATGGGCCGAAAGCAGATTCAGAAATTGATCGAGGCGGCGGTGGACAACCCTGGAGCGGTGACGGTGGTCTTGCCTGACGAGACGACGCAGGAGCTGTCGTTTACCGACTATTCGGTGATGCAGAGCTTCGATGAGATCGGGCGCCAGTGGCGTGGCAGTTTACGCATCAAAGCGGTGCAGTGGATTTGAGGAGCAGCTAGATGGCGCGTATCCCAGTTGACCCGAATTACTCGTTTCCTACATTTCCGCGCGCGACCGCGGCGACCGACATTTTTGTCAAAGAGGACGTGCAGGCGCTGGCCGCGGCGGTGAGCACCCACGTTCACGACGGGGCGGGCAAGGGTCTGCTGGTTGGGGGACCGGCCGCGGGCTCGATCACCAACGCCATGCTGGGCGCGGACGTCGCGCGCGACAACCTGCTGGTGAATGGCGGCATGGCTGTCGCCCAGCGTGGCAACGGTCCGTTCACCACGAATACGGCCTATACGGCCGATCGCTGGCAGATCGCCCTCGGCGGCGGCTCGGCCATCTCGGTGTCCTGCGCATCGGCGGGGATCGGGGCAGGTGGTGGCGCGACCGTTCCCTGTGTCCAGGGGTCGTACACCCATTCGACCGCGTCGTACCTGTTGCAGCAAGTGAAATTTGCCGGTGACGGGAATCACGTCGGGCACCTGGGGGGACAGACGGTGTCGCTGTCCATGCGGGTGTGGGCGAACGCGGCGAATGCGGTGCGGATTTCACTGAGCACCGATGGCACCGGTCCACTGAATGCCGTCAGCAGTTTTCACCCTGGCTCATCGGCGGCAGTAACACTCACGGTCAGCGGGCTGGTACCGAACGACGCCACGGTGCTCAACGTGGAGTTGAATTTCCAGGCGACGTGCTCGCAGTGGTACGCGGGTCAAGCCATGCTGGTGGTGGGCAGCCAGGCGGCCAACTACGTGCCCATGCACCCGGCCGACGACCTCGCGCGGTGCCTGCGGTATTACGAGATCGTGGGTGAGACCACAACGTCACTGGTCACTCAGTCCTATACCGTGGCCGGGGGGCAGATCCAGACGAGTTATCGGTATGTCCGGAAGGCGGTCCTGCCGACGGCGACGAAGGTCGGGACGTGGGTCGTCTCCAATTGCGGTCAGCCAACCGTGGGAGCAGGCGTAGATGCGCTGTATTTGACGATGATCGCGGTGGCGACCGCTGCGGTGGCGGCCTACAACGGGACCGCCGGCAACTGCATCACGCTGGAGGCAAACGCCTGATGAGTGTCAAGGTCACCTCGTTTGACGATCCCGCTGCATGGTCATACGTCCACGATGATGCCCCTGGCGGCAGCCACGGCGGCACGCTCGATCCCACCACGGTCACCTACGGCGTGGGCATCGACGGTGCCGACAACCTGAACACGGTGGTGGTGCCGTGCCCATTCGAGAACTGCGGCTCGGTGAGCTACTGGCCGCCAGGTGGTGGCGCCGACGCCTTGCTGGGCCAGTCGCTGCATGTCATGGTGGCGATGCAGCCCGGCCTGAGCCGCGAAGCCAAAACGGCCGAAGAGGCCGCGGCCGAGGTCAAGCAGCGCGTGATCGACACCGACGGTGAAAGCCGATGGATCCTCGATGACCAGGTGCTGAAGATGCTGGAGGCGGCTCAGGCATGACGTACAACATTGGGCCTGGCGTACAGGCAGCCATCGACGAGAACGGCGACGAGGCGAGATCTGACGAGCAGTACGTAATCCTTGACCCAGGGTCCAAGATCTCGCTCACACTCGCAAGGGACGCGCAGTACTGGTATTACGAAGCCGATAATCGGGTCAACCGACTGGCTTTCTAACAGGGATCGAGCCGGCGCCACCGGCGGTTCGATGGGATCCCTATACACCGATGGAGCCCCAGTTGCTGGACTGGACGTGCGCCGCGTGCAGCCTGGATTGGCTCAAAGTGGCGACCGGCATGGAGGCTGCGAGTGACCGCTACACCACCACCATGCAGATTGGCTACACCGAGAACATCAACCCGACCTACGGGCTGATGGATGGCTCAGGCGCCGAGCTGCAGCGGGTGCTCGGGGAGTACGGCCAGGACAGCGCGCAGGGGTGGCTCGACTATGACTCGGTGTACGCGCTGGCACGTGAAACGCCGGGCATGCTCAGTGGAGCGAACTGGTACCACTGGGTCGCTCTGCGCGGGGTGCAGGGCACCAATCTGTGGGTGGCCAACAGCGCGCAAGGCTACAAGGGCATTTACGACATCCTGAGCCGTTCAGACTTTGAACGTCTGGGCGGCTTCAGCGTGGTCTGGCTTACTTAGTGCGATAGGGGAACGTAATGCAGATAGGAACGGTAGGGGCGTACGCGGTGTCGATCGGATCGCTGATAGCAATTATTGTCCTGCTGCTGGCGATCCTGGGGCTGGTCGGGGTGTTGCCGTTGTCGGCGACGGTGGTCTTCGGGTTGGTCGGCGCGCTCGCGGTCGCTCGTCTGACCTAGCCCGTCTAAGCGATCAAGCAGCGCTGGGGTGTACGTCGCAGGGCGGCGGCATCGAGTGCGCCTGCTTGAGCGCGTACACCCATCGTTCCAGGGCAAACGGGAGCGATTTGGCCAGCGCGAGGCCGATTGTAGACCGCCCTGTGGCACGTCTGACGTACTGATTGTGACGCTGCGCCGAGGCCGCGCATCACGCTGTGTCGGCCTTGTGGTCCAGGCGTGAAACATATCAGACATTTCGGGATTTAGCGTCATCAAGCGGCATGACCAGCGTGCCGCTGGCAGCGCCCGCCGCTAGTGAATACAGATACAAGCGGTGGTGCTTCAACTCAATGTCTGCCGTTGCCCAGGCGTGATGAGCCGCCTTGTACCGCTTGTTCAATTCGCGTTGTTCAGCGCGCAGCCGCGCTACCTCTGGAGCCAGCGCCTCAATGCGCGCCATCACCTTGTCGCGGGCATCCAGAGCCTCATCCGCAGTAGCTGGACGGGTTGGTCTTGCCATCCCTAACGGGATTTAGCCGAAAGTCTGCGCGCTTCATCCTTGAGCAGCCCGCGAATGTATCGGTATACGGCCCGCTCTACCACGTCCTGAACGGGACTGTTCGTCTCGGCTGCTCGGGCTCGAACCCAGGCTGATTGCTCGGAATTCAGCGTCACTGTTACAAGTTCGGCCTCAACGCCACCAGCGGGACCGGCTAACTCGCGCCATGAGTCATATCTGCGCTGTTGCAGATTACGACGACGGGTGGTGACTTCGAGGTGTGCTGGGTTGACACATCTGGGCGTACGACACACGTGGTGAATTTGCATCCCCTCTGGTATGAGCTTTCCAGAAGCCCATTCCCAGGCAAAGCGATGCGCACCTGCCATAACCTTGCCCGCGCGGAACGACCCATAGCCGTTCGTGGTCGCACCTGTCCATAACCAGCAGGTATCCGTTTTCTCGACGTACTTGGCAAATCGAAGCTCATCACGGTTCATTCGACTAACTCGCTTTAGGTTCTTCAAGCAGCACGCGGACCTGCTCGCCAAACCACCAGAAGCTCAAGGCCTCACGGCCGGCCGCCCCGCTTTCGGCCACCTCTCGGATGTGTCGCAGCCCTGCGCGCAGCCGCTCGACCTCGCGCAGGAGCGGCTGAACATCGTTGGCGAGGCGCACGTATGGCGAGCACTCGTGCCCTTCTGGAAAGAACCTACCCTGAACGAACGCGGCAGTGAACCGCTCCCTGATCTCGTCCAGGTCGGGCGACGATGGAAATTCGGCGCTGAGTGAGTCAGACATAATTGGCCTTACCGCTGGCAAGCGTG